ATTTTGCTTTTCAAATACCCGAACTATACATTCTTCATCGTCGCCACGGTATAGTTCAATCGTTGTTCTGCTCATTATTCACCTATCTTGCGGTTTTAAAACGCGCGTCATGTTGCTTGCCTGTAATTTCATTTTTATAGGCTTTTTTACAATGGTTTTTATCTCTAAACAGCCAATTAATAAAACGATAGAGTACACGCCAACGCTTTTTTGGTTGTTCGGCTAATATGGCCCCGCGATAGGTTCGACTTGATAATGTTTCGTCTGCGGCTCCGCCCGTTAAGGCATTGAATAATTGGTCAATGGCAATGATGTTGTGATAAGCGTAGAGTTTTAATTTGCTTGGAATTTCCATTCTTCAATTTCCTTTTCAAGTGCGGTGAGTTCTTCTAGTGTTTTCGTGGCAAGCAAACGATCTTCAAACGCCTGTCTTTGCCCAATAATCACACCAACTGCAAGGGCGAATTGCTCTGATTTCTCAATAACTTTTTGCACCAAAACATCAAAAGGAATGTTGCGAATTCTGGCAATTTGCTTAAGCATTGGCGTATCGGCTTTATTATTCCCCTGCCACGCTAACGCCTCTTTCTCTTGACGATAAAAGCTCTCAATCTCTGTTTGTGGATAGCCTGAAAGCAAGTCATTTTTAATCTTGTCTGCCTTATCCGCTAGAATGTTAAGTAGATTTTCTTTTTTACGCTTAGCAAACTCTGTTTTCTTATCATTCGAAACCTTAAAAGATTTCGATTTAGAGTCAAAAACATGGTATTCACTAGGTGATTTTCCAGAATATTTAATAGCACCATTTTCCAACCATACTTCGCCACCGCCTGTAATGCTTGCGGAAATTCCATCAATTTCATCTTGATTGACTTCAATCCACCCCTGTTTCTCTAGAACAAGATAATCTGGGGAAAATGTTTGCTTATCTAGGTTAAATAACATCATATTTTTTACCATCCATACCAGCCAATAGCTAAAATATTAAGCGTTGTTTCTCCACTGTTGTTTATTTCCACAACGTTACCATTTTGTATATTCGCACCTATTGCCTTCTGTCCTCTTCCTACATCTGTTGCTTGCACTGCACAATAGCCTGTAAATGATTCAGGCAAATTAACTTTCGCATATCCGTCAATTGAGACTGACATAATAATTACACGCATTACAGCATTATCAGCCATTGGAGTATCATACACTTCCGCACCATTGTAGTGATTCTGATAGTATTGGTGGCGGAAGCGGCTTTTAGCGTAAGAATGACTGTTTAATTTGAAATCAACCCATTTTGTTGTAGTGGCTTTATCGCTATTGTCGTTCCAGTCTGGAGTGTTTATATAGATCTCTTTTAATCGCTTTTCATGTGTTCCAAAAGAATTTCTATTATCAATGTTTGGAACCCATGCGTGATTACTTCCAATCTTCCAGCTTATTGAGTCATTAACAAAAATATTTGTGACATCTTCGTCTGCCTTATATCTTAAGCCAAATTTAGTAACACCTTGAGCCTCTAAATCAAGTTCTGCACCTATTACACCATCAATCTTAACTATCGCATATCTATCATGCTCAACAAGAAACCCACTTACATCTGTTACCCTTCCGCTGCCTCTGCTGCCGTTTGGTCTGACATGAAAGCTTGCCAATGGCGAACTATTAAAAGGGATATTTATGCCATAACGGTGATTAACTAAATCGCCAGTTAGCCCACCGCCAATGGCTAACTTGTTACTTACTTCGCCACTTGCATCAACGCCATTCCCAATAATGATTGAATTATTAACTTCGCTTGCAGTTTTCATAGCATCAACGCCAACCACTATTGAGTTTGTTGTGTTAGCTTTATTCCCTGCGTGCGATCCAATGCCTATGCTGTTGGTATGGTTTCCTCTTTCAAAAGCACTAGCGCCAACCGCAATTGTTTTTGATATTGCTTTCCCATGTTTCAAAGCGTGAGCGCCGACCGCAACAGAAAATCCTGAGCGTGTCGCATTTCTTAATGATGAGAATCCAATCGCTGTATTGTGATTGGTGTCTAAATTACCAGTATCATTATTGCCGTAAACGTATTTAAGTTCTGATTGTCCAGATGTATTAAGGCTTTTTGACGATTGGATCGTAATGGTGTTGCCAGTTTTACTTAATACCTTTGCAGGCACTACATCATTTAAAAGTGTTTTAGCTGCACCGTCCAATAGTCTAACGCCAATGATGCAATTAACATCCGCACCATGAAGATTATCGAAAGTTAAAGTAATTACATTCCCTGCTTGGCTATATGAGCCTGATTGGTTTCCTCGCCATAATACCCATCCACCATTAGGCGCTACATCTGATTCAAGTTCTTTTAATGCACCATATCCGATAGCAGTGTTATATAACCCTTTTTTTAATTTCTCTGCCGCATAAGCTCCAATGGCCACACTACTAGATGATTCGACATATTGATTTAGAGCATTCGCACCGACAGCCACGCTCTCTTTTGCCTTCGATGGAAACCCGTGTTCAATATCACCACTAAATCCAATTGGAACAATCCCACCAATCGCACCAATACCAACAGCGACATTCAATTCGCCTGATTCTAAGTTTTGCCCAGCGATTCGACCAATAGCAACGTTCCCGTAACCTGTTGTAATCCCTCGGCCAGCCGCACCGCCAATCGCAACATTTCGAGTGCCGCTTAGCTTGTCTTGCGAATACCATTCCGTTTCAGCTTGCACCTGATACAAGGTATCTGCACCGATTGCGATATTATCTCGACTGATTGAAGTTGTACCTTGCGCACGTTTACCGAGAGCGATGCTGCTAACACATTTTTCCATGTTAGCCATTGCCCCCTCACCGATAGCAATAACATCAGCTCCAGTCCACTCATTTGATTTTAATTTCTCGCCCGCTTTTGAGCCTGATATAAATCGTCCGATTCCTGTTCTTGGCGAATTATATTGGGCATTAACCTCAACGCCACCGATAACAAATTTTCCGTTTTTATACTTGTTTTTGGTTGGGTATTTGTCTGCTGTATTAATAGTTAATCCTAGACAGTCAATATATTCGCCTAAACTTGCTTTTTCAGCGTTGTCTAATGCTGACAGTTCATTCCCGCCAGAATAGCCAAAATCATATAGTGATAATGTATTATAAATTCGCTTCCATCGTTTCCCGCCAGCTGTTACAATCACCGTTCCGCCGTTATCAGCTGATTGCGTATCGTTAAAATCAGCCTCAAACTGACCGCAGCCTTTATTGCTGCCGTCATAATATCCCTTAACTAAGATGCGCTGATTGTTTTCTTTTGGCTCAATCGTTCTAAGTTGTTCTATCGAATTACATTGTCCAACTAAACGGAATCCATCACTATCTGACAATTCGTTTTTAAAACGGTCAAGCTCAACTCGTGTTACAAAAATAATATTTTGATTTAATGTAATTTTGATGTTGTCACTTGAACTAACAGCCAAAATAATTCGGTAATATTGGACCTTCCCACTTCCGCTTTTTAACACAGGCTTATAGTTTTCAGGTGTATTTGCGACAGCTACTAATTTTCCTTTTTCATCAAATATGCCGATTTCTCTTACCCAGAAATCGCCAACGTTTTCAGGAATCAAAAACTCGCAAATGACCTGATTTGGATTTTCGGCATCAACTACAACGTCTGTTGTGTTTGCGCGATAAACTTCATGCACAAGTGCTGTTTGTGTTGCCGTAGGTGTGGTGTTTTGTCCGTTTCCATCGCCAACTGCCATTGTTGCCAGATTAATCGGTTTTCCTGCTCCAATTTGTGCTGCAATATATTTTTCGCCGTAATTGGTTAATTGTGAGTAATACTGTGTCATGACTTATCTCGGATAAATTGTGGTAATATCACCGCTTTGCGGTGCGCTAAAAACATTGATTCTTCCTTTTTGGGTTGATGCAATGGCTAACTCTGTCATTTGTCTAGATACTGGCTTTGTATCTTCAATCAGTCTTATTAATTCTTCGTACATTTCATTTGAAAACCCTTTGTCTTTTAATTCGACAAACAATCTGAATGTTCCCGCTGTGCGTTCTCTTTTTTCGTTGAACCATTCTCTGATTTCAAATTTATAGCCTAGTGTTTCAACAATTTTTCGCACAGCTGAAACCGTGCCTTTTTTTTGATGCAACGAAAATGCATCTTCAATGGCTTTTCGTTTAATGTTCTCTGGCCAGTATTCTTCCCACCTGTCAACGGAAAAGGCCCAAGCCAAATATGGCAAAAGATTGACAGGGCATTTCTTTGCGTCAATTAATTCCGCTATTGGGATGTTATTTGTGACTGCTTCCTGTAAGCATTCTGCCGCTCGTTTTTCTAATTGGCTTGCGCCAACTGGCAACAAATGATTAGCTGTATTCATCACTGATCACCGTCTCTATTGTCGATTGTGTACAATAAGCTGATTGCGCATCATTTAAGATTAAGTCAGTTTCAGGCGATAAAATTTCAACGTTTTGGACGCCTTCCACATGCAAAGCTGCATAGATTCCAGATCGTGTAATGTCTTTCCCAATTCTTTTTGTCCGCTGCGTATAACGTTGCAAGTTATCTCTTGCGGCTTTCAAAATGGGTTCTGTTTGCGGACCACGGAATAAATGCAATTTGGCATTAACTTGATATTCAAAAACTTCAACCGCTTGCACGGTTACGCGGTCTGCGATTGGTCTTACATCTTCATCATTTAATGCGATTTTTACCGCATTAATCATTTCTTGTGTTGGTATGCCATGGTTGTCATGTGATTGCACTGTGACTGTCACATGTGCGGGTTTTGGAGATACCACCGACACATCGGCAATTCCGCCATGTGATGATAGTGCGTAGAACGTATAAGCTTTGCGCGGACCCGCGCTTGAAAGTGCTTCAAATGCCAGTTGCACGCGAGTCCTTAAATCATCGTCTGATTCTTTGATTTCTTTAAGTGGCGGAATAACATTATTGTTTTCTGCTTGCACAACCAATCTTTTAACATTGAAATTTGCTGCGATAACGTCTAAATCACTACCTGTTGCATAAGCAAGCATTGTTGCTTTTGCTGCATCATTTATGCGTTGTCGCTCTAGAATCTGCAAATAACAGTTTTCTTCAAGTAACTTCACGATTGGCTCGCTTTCTAGTTGCAATCTTTCTCGCCAGAAGTCTTGCTCACTTTCTGGATAAAGAGATATAAATTTTTCTTTTCTTTGTGATAACAGTTCTTCATAGTTCAAGACTTCCAACACGTCAGGAGCGGGAAGTTTAGATAAATCAACTAATTCGCTCATTCTTACCGCCTAGCCATACATCATCATAATTGATGACGTTGTTTTGATTTCTTGTTCTGCCCACGATTGAGCAAGTGATGCCGTTTTCTGTAAGTTGTGGTTTAAATTGGCTAATCGTCACGCGTGGTTCCCATTTGTGCAATGCCATCACCGCACTTGCGGCAAGTTGGAGCAACAAAGCGTGGTTCATCGGTCTGTCAATGAGTTCCGGAATACGACTGCCATACTCTCGGCGTTGTAAACGTGATCCGATTGGTGTCAATAAAATGTCTGCGATTGACTGCTTGATGTGTTCCGTTTCGCTTATGATTTTCTCGCCTGTAAATCGATTCATTTTTCAGGCTCTCCAGTTTTATCTTTACCTTTTGAAACATCTTTGTGTTTATGTTTCATTTGACTAATTCCGCCCGCTATCATGTCGCCTGTTGATGTCACTTCCCCATCAATATTCACATTGCCTTTAATGTTGACAGTGGGGCAGTCGATATTGATTTGATTAGCGGCTTTGATATTGGCGGTTTTTATTCCTGTTACAACCAAGCTGCTATTTGCTTGGTTGTAGGTA